GACGCAACGAAGTTGGTGGCCCCAGAAGGCGGACGCGTGGTCTGTGTGGACGGCTTAGTCAGGTGGGTCAAATTTATGTTGGAAGGAGACGACAGTGCGTTGTCGTTCCAGTATCCGGGCGATCCATCGTTGAACATGACCCCTCAGTTCGAGGCGCGTCTTTTCCAGCGTTGGACCAAGCTTGGGCACAGGCCCAAGTTGTATGTTCGGAAACCGGGCGACGTCGCCGAATTCACCGGGTGGAAATTCGTCGTGGACGAACACGGTCTCACCGACCGTTGTGCTCCCGACTTGAAGCGCAACCTGAGTGTCATGCCGTTCTCCATCAACAAAGCCGCGATCGATGCCGCCATCAAGGGCGACGAAACGGCGCTCCGACGAGCGGTTGCGCCAGGCATCATCTCCAGGCTTTATCCACTGGCCAGGAAGCTGCCCATGTTCTGTCGGCTCATGTACGGCCGCTGGAAACGACATGTGCGAGAAGACACGGAGTTTACAAGGGACGAGGTCTTTGCGTTAGACTTGGATCCGGAAGACGTCGGATTTGAAGAGTACAGGGCGTTCGATTCCGATCAGCCCGACGATCGTATTCACCGCCAAACCATACGCTTTCAGACCATTTTGGCCCGGTTTGAGAGCGAGCTTGCCCATGGTGACGAAGTAGAGGAACCCAGCCTCGCAACTGCACTTGGGCTTGTGGCCTCCGAAGATGGTTACTACGAGTTACTTGACGTTCTGGAGGGTGGTTTTGATGTCGGAGCGAATTCTGAGCGCTTCGCAGAGGCGGTACGCATCGCTCGCACCAAGTAGGCTTTGTTGCCCTGCCTGCTGGTGCACCCGGAGTTAGCCAGCCCGGGACAGTTTTGTTGTACAGTCGGGGCCGCTTCGTTCGGCGGAACCTTTGGGGGCACACGGTTTGTTCGCCGTGTGAGTAGTGGGCGCTACCAGGTCTTGGGCACAGGCAACTGCCGGCTTGGAGCGAGATATTTCTCGTTGTTGTTGGGATTGTATGCATTGATGTGTGGTTTTGCTCACGCGCCTGACCCTCTGCGGTTTAATCGCGAGATGTATGCTGAGTTCTCATACGCTTGACCCACCCATGTTTTCCGCACTTTACTCCGGCGCCATCCGGTGGGTTAGTCCCCGTTAGTGCAGGAAGGCATGCTGGCCAGGTGGTGGGGTTAGGGGACGGTTTCTTTCTTCAGCCTTTCGTGGCACTCCGTCGCCTTTCCCTGCCTGGTGGGGTTATGTCTCAGTTGGATTCTTTGTGCAAAAGGGGAGCCCCGGGCGTCGTAAGTCCAATGGCGGATTGCCTTACCCTGAGTAGCACCGTGAATAAACCGTTCGGCCGAGCCCGCAAGGGCTGAGGGGTTGCGCATACACCACCATCCGAATTTGGGCACCAAAGCGTGTCCTGTCCCAACAGCTAGTGTAAAATAGGGAGGCCAGTCCCTGCCCACCGAATTACCTTCCTCCTCACACTTCCCGGGTGTGGGGTTAGAGCCAATTAGCGGTCTGTTGGCAGCAGACGAAGGTGAAGGTCGAGATGGTGTAGCGGCACCTTTTGCACTCGCGACGCCATGCCCTATCTGGATGAAGGCAAGCCTTGGAGTCAGTAGCCCAACAGCTCCCTGGTAAACCGAGGTATGGCGTCAATGGTTACGGTCCGTCAGTGGAGGCGCTTGGCCCCAGCGTCTTCCAGTCCAGGTGTGATTCGCCCGGGTGTGGGCATAAACATGGATACTGACGACGTCACGCACCAACGGGTGGCTGCTGGTTAAACCACAGCCAGGGCATGTTTCTTTTTTCCTCTGCGCGAGTTTCAAGTTGTCCCCCTTCGCGCATGTTTTTCAGCATTCGACGATGGCAAAGCTCCGAACGAAAGCGCGTGTTGGCCCTCCTCCGCGACGTGCCGCTGTCAAGGCAAAGGCTCGTGCT